CTTTGTTTTCGCTTTCACCTTGAAAGCGTAATTAATTACTATTGCCATGCTACCATAAAATGATAGTTGGCAGCTCGATCCTACTCTTGTACGCAGTAGGAAAAATAAAAAATAAAAATAAACAGGTAGTTTGTGCCGACCACCTGTTTATCATTTATACTTTTTAATGTCCTGCTATTTATTGTTTTACTCTGTGTCTGTGTCTGTGTCTGTGTCTGTGTCTGTGTCTATTGTTGTGCTACCCTTTAGAATAATCTTGCTAACTGGTTTTAATAGGTCGCTCAATTCTTGCCATTGGGCAGCTTTTATATTCTTACTTTCAACGGTTTTCGTTGACTTTTTACTCAAGCTGTCAATCATTGCTTTAATCTTTTCAAAATCACTCAATTCAACGGTTTTCACAGGCTTGTAATTTTTCCAGATTGTTCTTGGAGATACTGCTATCTGTTTCGTATCATTGTAGAATTTTCGTAATTTGACATGGTCGCAATTAGCAATTTTTACTATTGCTGCCCTATCCGCTGTACTCTTGAATGAAAGCTCATAATCACAATTTAATTGACTGTTTACAGCTTCAACAAACAATCTTTTGCCCTTGTCAGCAATAGCAGTCTTGACAAGAGTTGAAAACCTGATAAGAAAATCAAGATTTTTCAATCCATTGTTATACATGTCTGTGTTAATCCAGTCTGACAGGTCTTGAAGGTCAGCATGTACAAGGTTAGTATCGTTAGTATCGTTAGTATCGTTAGTATCGTTAGTATCGTTATTAGTGTTATTCATTTTTTAATGTCCTTTATATAAAGTGTTACGCTTTCAAGATGAAAGCATAAATAATTGTGTTACGCTTTCACCCTTGAAAGCATAATTAATACCTCTTATAAATAGCAGGACATTAAAAAATATAAATGGTTAGGCATTTTGTCCCTGACTTTTGGCAAGGTCTGAAACCTGCCATGTCTTGTCTGTGTCGTGCTGCCTACAAATTTTCAAAGAACATGATCAATATATATATGTCTAAAAATTTGTCAAGGGCAGAATAGTGAGTTTCTTTTAAAAAACATTGTTTATTTTATGTGAACACTGTTATTAGCAATAATTACAGATACTTACCATAATGCAATAATAACACTTGACAAACTAAAAATAGCTATAAAATCGCTACAATATAGCTAAAATCGCATACATATAAAATGCTTGACAAATTAAAAATAGCTATAATGTAGCTGTTTTATAGCTGCATATATTACCCACTTGACAAACTAAAAATAGCTATAATACAGCTACAATACAGCTATAGATATGCTACCATATAGGACAAATAATAGGTGGCAGCAGCTATAAAATAGCAGTATTGTAGCTGTATTATAGCTGTATTGTCAAGTAGTCGGCGCTAACTACTTGTATTTATAAGGATTTATGTACATATTTATTGCATGATGTACACAAAAAAACGATACCTTTAGGGTATAATTGCCCAGACTACTTGTAAAATGTGGCTATAATGTAGCTATCACATAAAAGTGTGATTTTTCACATGTCCATGTGATGCGTTTTATCCAATGATTTCAGCTACTTACGTCATAAATCACAAGATCACGCTTTTTTCCACAGCTAACCTCTATAGAAAACAAAACCCAAATAATACATACTTATTTTATATTGTTCTGTGATTATGTGATTATGTGATTTTATGCAAATTTATGTAATGATTTCAGATAGTTACAAGATCACCAGTTCTGCCACAAATCACATAAAAGAAACCTTACTATGTCAACTTGTACAATCAGCACCTTTGTACAATAAATACAGGTGGTTGGCGCTGACTACTTATGGCAGTATAGCTGCAATGTTTCATGTGAAACATTATGTTTTCAGGATGAAAGCGTAATGGGATCAACTCTTTTATATGGAAGCCCACCCCCAGGAATGGCGCATCATTATGTATTATCGAACCCCAGACACGTATAGGAAAATTTTTTAGGTTGTACACATTTTATAGCAATAAATGTGTACAATCACTTGACTTTGCTCGTTAAATATGGTATAATATAGGTATGAATAAGATAAAGAATAATAAAATTTTAACAGCCTCCGTGGCTGCCGCCGGTAGTCGGTGCCGAGCACAAGGGATTTACGTTTCCCCACAGGACGTGAACAAGAGATGCTCGGTACCGACTGCCACTATCACTTACTGCAAACCTGCCGCCGTCAAGGTACTTTATGGTAGCAGGGCAGACTTAATAATAGTAGAGGAGTGTTATAGAGCATGACTAACTGGGATTTAATCAGAACGCAGTATGAGATTCTCGGAAAAGATGTCAAGGAACTATGCGAAGTTCACCACGTCTCTTCTGGCATTCTCGAATCTGCTATCGAACAAGGAGGCTGGTCGGTGCAGACTACTACACCAGCGGCGTCCCCTAATGGTAGCAAGGCAGTGGTTCCAGATGAAGTACCAGTAGAGGGAGACTCAGAACTTGATAAGCTGAATGCAGAAGCTACGTTGCTGCATGCACGGCATCAGAATACATTGATGCCAAAGTATATAGAGATCGAGACAGTTTTCCTTGCACGACTCAAGATTAAGGCGGGCACGTTTGAAGAGGCAGGTGAAGCTAAACAGATAGCGGATACATTGGCTATTATCAAACCAAGTATAATGAAACAAGCAGATGCGAAATCTGCTAAAATCGCAGAAGGCGGACTGGGTGGGCGAATTATGGTAGTAAACCAATTTCCAGTGCCGCAGCCAGGTGACGATAACTACATTGCGCCAAATGCAGTTATTGTTGGACCGGAAGCGAAGAAGGGCATTGACAGCGACTTTACCACTATTGAAATCGATATACCAAATAAAGAGGACATGAATTAATATGGGAAGTAGTAAGCAACGACTACCTGACGGGTTTGTACCAAGACCCCATTACCAGTCACCACTCTGGAATGCAGTAATGCAGCCAAATTTCCAGCGTGGTATGCAGATATGGCCTCGCCGTAATGGCAAGGACTTGACTGACTGGAATCTGATCATAGCTAAGGCTATGCAGAGGGTAGGCTTATACTACTACATCGCTCCATATTACAATCAAGCCCGCCAGATCATCTGGGAAGGCATCGATGGCACGGGTCGCAGGTTCCTCGATTACTGCCCAGAGTGGCTAATCAGCGGACTCAGAAACAAAGGGCGCGAAAAGCAGGAGATGCGCCAACGACTCCCTAATGGTAGTATGATCAAGTTATTAGGGTCGGACAAAATCGACAGCATTGTCGGGACAAACCCGATTGGTATAGTATTTACAGAGTTCAGCCTTCACAAGCGTGGAGCATGGGATTATTTGAGACCTGTGCTGGCGGAGAATGGGGGCTGGTCACTATTTAACGGAACTCCAAGGGGGCAGGCTAATGAATTTTATGAACTATATGACCTTGCAAACGATCCGCGCTCGGCGTGGTATCTACAACATTTATCTCGAGATGATACAGGATATCCGTCACTGGAAGCTATCGAAGAAGATAGGCAGTCAGGGATGCCTGAGGCTCTCATACGTCAGGAGTATTACACGTCTTTCCTCTCTGGTAACGTGGGTACTTACTATTCGACAGAGATGGATATGCTCCGTCAAGAGAAACGTTTTACACGGGTTCCGTGGAACTCACGACACCCGGTCTACACGTTCTGGGACTTAGGCAAAGCAGATGCATGCGCCATATGGTTTGTACAAGTAATAGACCACCAGGTGCGACTTATCGATTATTACGAAGTAATTGAGAAGTCGCTCATTGAGCATATAAACGCCGTGCTTCGGAAGCCATACACCTACGGGGATCACTTTGCTCCGCATGACATAGCCGTAGAGGAGATGTCTAACAAAGTATCTCGATGGGATGTGGCTTCGGAGCACGGTATTGACTTCGTAGTAGTGCCTAAACTCCCGATTCAGGACGGGGTAGAAGCTGTTAGACAGGTTCTTCCACGTTGTTGGTTCGATGCGATGCATTGTAAAGACGGAGTTAAGGCGTTGAAACATTATCATAAGACATATAACGACAAGGCAGAGGTCTATAGTGACACGGCAGCTAAGTCATGGGCTAACCATGGGTCAGATGCCTTCCGTTATTTGGCTGTTATGATAGACGCAATAGCCGATTTCAGTGCTTTCTTGAACGCCCCACCACAGGTTAGACGTAGTATTGGACCGAGCAACGTCATACGCATGGACAAATTCCAGCAGCACGTACCGATTTCTGGTGTTTATGTGAAAGAAAATGAAATTTATCGCCCACAAGTCATGAGACGGAGAGCTTAAAGTAGTCGGCACAGACTACTAAAAGGAGAACACATGGATAACGTAACAATAAGGCAGAGAGTTCAGCAGAGATCAGGAGAGCGCTCATCTTTGGAGAGTCTTTGGAAGTTGGTGGAGAGATTTATCAGCCCTTACCGCACAATGTTTTTTACCAGTAAAACAAGTGAGGCTTCTGTGGACTGGAGGTTGAGAGACCTCTACGATTCAACTGCTATCTTTGCAAATCAGAATCTTGCTGCCAGCCTTGACAGCAGTTTGACCAACTCTGCTATTCAGTGGTTTCACTACACGTTTAAACAGCCAGAAGCTATGGAATATATAGAGGTTTTGCAGTGGTTGGAGGTGTGTAATCGCATAGCCTACCAAACTTTGCAAGAATCCAACTTTTCCCTGGAAGCTAACGAGCTATACCTTGATCTTACGTCTTTTGGCGTAGGCGGCATGGGGCAGGAAGTCATTGAGAAGCCTAATGGTAGTATGGACTCCTTTGATTTCAAGACTGTGCCGTTAGACGAGTTCTATTTTGACCAGGATTACAGAGGGATGGTGTTGAATTTCTATCGTAAGTTCTATTGGACTGCTCAACAGATTTTAACTAAATTTGGTAGAGACAACATCCCAGTTAAGATATACGATCAGGCGATTTCAGGAACTCGAAGCAACGAACGCCATGAGATCATATACGCCATCTATAAACGTGAAGGGTCTGAGTTTGACAGAGCCGATACCTTCGGTATTCTGGAACCAGATGCCAGACCTTATGGGTTTAAATACTTTTTGAAAGAATCCCTGGAGGATTTGGGAGAAGAAGGCGGTTTTTATGAGATGCCAGTCTATATCCCACGCTGGCGGAAGGCGACTGGCTCCGTATGGGGCTGGTCACCATCAATGACCGCTATATATGACGTGCTTTCTCTGAATCAACTTGTTGAATTAGTCTTTAGTGCAGGAGAAAAAGCAATCGACCCTGCTATAATTACGACAAAAAGAGGTGTGTTTGGGAACATCGATCTTTCTGCCGCCGGAGTGACTATCGTTAGTGATATGAAGGCCATGCAAGCATTCGAGTCTAAAGCAAGATTCGATGTTTCCTCCATTAGTAAGACCGAATTGCAGCAAGCTATCAATCGTGCGTACTTTATGGATCAGCTCCAGCTTAAGGAGTCCCCAGCTATGACAGCTACTGAGGTTAATGCCCGTATTCAGTTGATGCAGAGACTTCTCGGTCCGACATATGGTAGATTGCAGTTCGATTTCCTGGATCAGTTATTGAACAGGACTTTTAAGATACTGTATAGATATCAGAAGCTACCGCCCGTACCTGCTATAGTACAGCAGAATGGATGGGAGCTGGATATCGATTATCTCGGTCCGCTTGCTAAGGCTCAAAGGTATGGTGACGCTCAAGCCATTGAGCGTGTACTTGGCACAGCTACCGCAATGAACGAAACCTTCCCTGGAATTACAGACAACATCAATTCTGATGAAGCTATCAGAGAACTGGGTGAAGTGTCAGGTGCACCTGCTAAGATTTGGAATAGCAAATCAGAGGTAGACCAAACCAGGAAGGCAAGAGCAGAAGAAATGGCACAACAGAAAGAATTGGCAACAGCACAGCAAGCCGGAGAAGCAGGACAGTCTCTTGGCAAGGCTGGACAGGAGTTGAAATTAATGCAAGGGGGACAAGCGGAAGGAGAACAAGCAGCATGACCATTCATTTAACAGAGGAAGAGATGGAGGCGATTATTCGGTTATTTCAATCGCCTACAGGACACCAGGTGAAGGAGATGCTTGAACAGAAGTTCATGAATCGCCTGAGTTTCTGTAATGATCCATACAAGACTGCCTTTATGGAAGGGCAGCGTTCATTAGCTTTGGTATTTTGTGCGGGAGCTAATATAACCCCAGTAGTCGGTGCCGAGCACATTGATGCGGACGACTCCGACAACACAACTGATTAAGGAGATAGTAAATGAATTTTGGAGAAGCGTTAGAAGCAGTCAAACGAAGTAAGTCCATGAGACTCCCCCAGTGGGGTGAGGACGTGCTTGTGAAGGCTCAGTTTCCAGACAAACACAGTAAAATGACGGCTCCGTATTTGTACGTAGACAGCCGTTTTGGCAAAGTGCCATGGAAAGAAACCATGATTGAATTATTTTCAGAGGAATGGGAGGTAGTATAAATGTATTATTGGAGAGACAGCCTACAGAGAAAGATTAAATTAGGTCTCATTAACGCAGAAGACGGCGGAGACGGAGACAAAGGCGGTGGTGGTGGAGGAGAAGAAAAATGGTATTCAGGTATGCCTGAATCGGTACAGGGCTGGGATGAAGTTAAAAATTCCGATTCTGCCGATAAGTTCTGGGATCAGATGTCCAATCAGAGATCACGATTGGGTAGATCAATTACAATTCCTGGCGAAGATGCAGGAGACGAGCAGTGGGCAGAGTTCAATACTAAGGTAATGAATAAAGTTCCGACTCTCATGCAGAAACCTGACCTGGAAAACGCCGAAGCCATGAGTAATCTTTATGGTAGTTTGGGTCGTCCTGAGAAAGCAGAGGACTACACTGTACCTGAGATCAAAGATGCCCAGGATAAGACAGTAGATATGAGTCAGGCTAAGGATTTCCAGAACATCGCTCATAAACACGGTCTGAACCAAGGACAGTATGAAGGCATAGTTCAGGAGATCACTGGTCTTAACATGGTGGCTAAGGATAATGCTCACCAGGCTCACGTAGAGTCTCATGCAGAGTTAAAGAAAGAATGGGGAGCAGACTACAATAGAAGAATGAGTGTAGCTGTGAACATTGCTAAATTAACGGATGCTCCTGACAACATAGTTAAGATGTTGACAGATGGGGCAGGTGCAGTGAGCGATTATAAATGGCTATTTGGTCTTGCTCAGAAGTTCAAAGGCGAGGGTAAGAACTTGATAAACGATGCCAATGATGATGAAATTAAACTCACATCAGAACAAGTTGATACTAAAATTAATGAGATGAGGAACAATAAGAAACATGCTTATTGGGATAAAACTGCTCCTGGTCATAAAGCAGCATTGACAAAAATGAAAGAATTATATGAAATAAAAGAAAAAGCCGCAGGGTAGCCGGTAATAGTCCTACGTAGAACAACCCACGGTCTCCTTAATGAGGGAGGTAGCCAATGAAAAGCTTTTCAATTAACCCCTTATTTAAGGAGAACCAAAAATGGCAATTACAATTAGCTCGGCTTACATCAATCAGTACAAAGACAATGTTATCCACCTGGCTCAGCAGAAATTTGCTAAGCTCCGCCCACACGTAGGTGAGGAAGCGGGTACAGGCGAGGCGTACATGCATGACAGACTGGCTGCAACAGATGCTATTGAGAAAACAGCACCCCGCACAGCGACCAGCTTTGTTGACGACACCTGGGACAGACGTATGACCACACCCAGGACTTTTACCCACACCATGACCATTGAGCACGAGGATAAAGTCCAGATGCTGGTTGATCCTGAGTCTGCTTACACAGAGAATCAGGCAATGGCGATGGCACGGCAGTATGATGATCTGATCATCGAAGCTGCTACGGGTGACGCCTCCGATGGGGAAGGAACTCCCATCGTATTTCCGCCTGCTCAGGTAGTCGGTGACGGCACAATTCCCATCAGCTTTGACATGGTGACGGCAGTTCAGGAGAAATTCCTGTCCAATGAGATCGATATGGACGTGGCGAAAGTCATGATGGTCGGTCCCGTTCAGGTTCGTAAACTTCTGCAGTTGACAGAACAGACCAGCGCTGACTATGTCAGACGTGAAGCACTCCAGAACTTGAGTGCTTACGGTATCGTTCCCAACTGGATGGGTTTCACCTGGATTCTGTCCAACCGTCTCTTGATTCCCGCAGTTGGTGAGTTGTCCTGCCTTGCTTTCACCTCGAAAGCCTTGACCCTGGTTGTGAATCAGGATATCTTTGTAAGAATTGGAGAAAATCCAAGTTTCTCTTACATGATCCAGATTTTCAGTCAGTTCACAGCAGGCTGCTCCAGAACCATTGATGAAGAGATCGTCCACCTCCACGTGGCTGATACTCTCTAAGATATACCTTAACAGGAGGGTAGTCGTCACCGACTACCTTCCACATTAATTATAACAGGAAAGGATCTACAGATGAAAAAAGGTTTGAATAGAATGGACGTCGCGAAATACCATAAATGGCTGGCACAAGATGTTCCGCCTAAAGCGATCGCCAAAAAATTGCACACTACCGTAGAGGTACTTAAGAAACTTAACCCCGAAGCCTGGAAAGCAGGAGAAAAGAAACGGGTAGCCAGGGATAAAGAGGTTCAGCAGGAGAAAGCAGATAACCGCCAGAAAGCAG